ATGTGCTTGATATATATACATACCATTTAATAGCAGTTCCACGCCAAGTAAGGCTTACGATGTTTTTGACTGTTCCATCTGCCCCGAACTTCAGGTTTTCTGTTGCTGAAAGCCCAATAACAGGGTCTAAATCAGAGATATTTGTAAATTCTGGTATTGTAATTGTGTCATCATAAACATCAGGATAATATTCAAGAGCAGTAATTTTACGCCTCATGTCATTTGCTCTTGTGATAGATATTACCCTGAATAATTTTGTTTCCATATTAACTTGACCAAAGGAGTATAGAGCAAATTTAGATGGGGTAGTGGTCCAGCTTGATGTTAAAGTTAAAGCGTCTGTTGTTGTTTCTTCCTCTACGGATTCTATATATTTTGTTTCTCTTTCATCTGTTTCATAATGCTGAATAGTGATTGCATAGGTTGTGCCTGGCGATAAAGTGACTTCTCTATCAAGAGTTACAGTGTTTGATGTTGCAGATACAATTCTGCCAGAATAACCCCATTGAGGCACATCATGAGCTACTTCAATGACATCTCCTGGCAAACAAGCTATTGCATCTACATCAGCATCAAAAGATACGGTATTTGTAAGATACCTGTTGCAATTCATAAGATATTTGCCATGCTTGATTGCCGTGTCTCTATCTGTGCAACCAATGAGGTCTATCTGATTTGTTCTTATTTCTGTCTGACTATCAAAATCATCTTGCTCTATTGTTACAGTCTGTTTTGTATAGTCCAATTCAGCATCATAATAAGAAACCTCAATGACATTTGCTCTTTCGTCTGTGGATAGCCATGTTTCTTGGAAGGAATCTTTTATGATGTTCCCCATCGTAAACATAAACCTCTGGACAGGAACATCTTCACTATCGAATATGCAGGAAAATTTACTACCAGCTTGTATTACAGACCCACGCCCTAATTGTGAAATAGTATCAAGGGCTTTTCTGATGCTCATTATGACATCAAAGTAGATATTACAGGTATATCCTTTTTCTGTGCAGAATGATGCCCATTCTGCAAATTTTTCATAAATTATTCTTGAGTAAGGAATGTCACCGCAATCTTCATTGTGGAGTATGTCATAACAGACCCATGCTGGGTTTGTGGCTGGTTTGCCTTCGTAGCTTGAGCCTGTCCAGACTGATACATAGTTTCTTTTTGCAATGCAGGTTACTCTTGGAGTTGAGCCCGATAATTGGTCTGTAGCAAGGATTTTTAGACCAAGCAAGGAAACACCTGGATATGTAAAATTATCAGCTACAATCTCCTGCATATATTCCCAGTATGTTGCATTTCTAAATCTTGCTCCAGTTGGCAATTCAGAAGTGAGTTTAACTCTCACTTCATATTGTCCAGATTCAAGATTTTCTATAAGATAATATCTTCTTATTGCACTATTTGTAGCCTCTGTAATTGTAAAAGTTCCATGAGTAGTCCATGACAGATTTCCAACTTTTCTATAATCAATCTGAAAAGTTACTGATTGTTCGGTTAAACCACCAGCATCATTTGCATAAAAAAGACCTTGAGGCAGTGATATTCCTATTCCTATTGCATTGACAGAATTGCCTTGAGTTTGTCTTGTTGTCCAGCTTGTGGACAATAAAACACCTATCCCAGTATCAGAAAAAGTATCGTGAAAATAAGAAATTTCATTCTGTGTTGTGCTTCCATATCTTATTTCAGTTTCTACATTTGTAAAATACTCGATAGGGGTATCATTTATTTCAATATCTGTTATTTCGTTTATCGCATGACCAGCTACTGCATATAATAAATTAAGATATTGTTTATCCCCGCTTGTTGAGACATAACGCCCAATGCAGGGAGGGGTTATTTTGTGAGTGCCATATAAAACAGGCAGAGCAATATTTTCTCTATAGATATTTTCTGATGGTTCCCAGCCATAGGTTTGGGAATTAGAAAAGCTATCCTGTTCAAATCCATCAACATCTGGTAATTGTGGCGGTAATACTGTATTTACAATTATGCCACCAGCAGTAGTTGCTATAGCAAAACCAACAACAGTAGCTACTTCTGCTGAAAGACCTAATTTCATTAAAGCAGGAAGCCAATATTGTTGAGTCACCGCTGTAACAACAATTATAGCTAACATAGCAACTGCACGAGCTATATCTTTGTTCCCACCACCCCCACCATGTGGCACAGTGCAAAATGCTACGTAATCACCAGGATTAATATTTATATTATTTATTTCATGTTTTTCTAAAATCCTTCCATTTACAGATACAGCAACATCAAAGCCTGTATCCAGAGGAGCAGGATAATAGTGTCTTACTATTTCACGCATTGATAAAGGCTGTAATGCCTCTATCTGCTTCACTTCTTGAGATTCAATGGGCTTAAAAGGGTTTCTTATATATGTTATGGTGATTTTATTTTCCATATCTATAAAATCCCTCTATATGTCTTGAATAGAATTTGTCGAAAATGCTGCTTATGATACTGCCTGTTTTATCTGTTGTATGAATAAATCTGCCATTACCGATATATACTCCGAAATGATTAACCAACCTTCTATTCTGCATATCAAAATGAATGGCTACCGCACATGGCTCTTTAGGTGTTTCAATTTTTATCCATTCATTCTTTCTGATATTGTAAAGCCTGTTGATGTTTTCCACATCGAAACAGGAAACGATAACATCAGGTAACTCTATCCCGTAAATATACTTGTATATAGCCAGAAACAGACCATAGCAATCGAAGAATGGTTTTTTTGTGACAGGGTCTATTTCTTCTCCTCTTGCACCATCTTTGAAAGGACAGCCTATGAAGTCCCTGATACTAAACATAGAGAGGTGCTCTCCCAAGCCCTGGAAAACCACCAAATCTACAGGAGTTTCCTAATTCTTTGCATCTTGCAAGTGTTCTGTCACAGGTAGTTTCAGAACCAGAATAACCGCACAGTGTTCCCTTAAATGTTTTGTATCTGCACCTGTTTTTAAGCATCCTGTATAAAGGAAAACGCTTCATAAATAAATTTGTTGCACTTAATGTAAAAGTAGCCCACATAGAAGTTGTTTGAGGCTGCTTTAATTCAAAGACATGCTCAACAATCGGGTCTTCTTCGTCAAGATGTTCACTGTGGACAACATAGATATAAACAGTAATTGGCAAATATCCATTTTCTTTGCAGTATTCATCATACTGCTGGATATATGCTTCTATCGCCCTTGTAACATTGGATATTCTTAACTGAACCTGTGGCACTTCACCTTTTGATGTGTCTGAAATTTCATCTAATTCAAAAGGAAATGGCACATAAGTATCACCATTCCATACGGTTTCAACACTGTCACTTGTTACTCTGATGTGGTCATCAAGTCCAGGGACATCAATGTCAAGCAGGACAATAAAAACTCCACCATCTTCAAGTTTATTTTTTTCTCTAAGTATGTCTGAAGATAAGATAAGGGGCATTATAATTCCTCTATGTTTAATTCAACATTCCAATATCCAGGGGACACTGCCTCGCCTTTAAAAGTATCATCTGAAAACATTACCGTGTAGGTTGTGCTATCTATAGGATTTGTCCAGGAGAATGCAGACCCTTGATTTTCATCAAAAAAGCCTTTAAGATTTTGATAATCTGTGTCGTCTATGTATTCCCATTTGAGCGTCCATCTGTTTCTACCCCGTGATGTCCTCGGTCGAGTATGAACATAATTCCCTTCTGATTCAGTGCGGACAACAGGTTTATAATAATCTTCCTTTATGGGGTATGCAGGCCCCGAAGAATAGGCATCGTTTAAAGAATTCATTATCTACCTCCAAGGATATCTCTTACACCCCCCACATTTCTTTTTATGGCATCTATTACAACAGGGACTATTACCTCAGATGGATTGACTTTTACATTCTGTTGTTCTACTTTTATAGGTTGGCCTGTATTATTGTGAATTTCTATCTTAATGTTTGGTGGTTTTGCTATGGCATTACCGAGGGCTTTTAATTGTCCTTGCGTAAATACCGCCTCATCTTTTCTAATTACAGATAAAACCTCATCAGGCCCGACACCTGTATGAAATCGAGGGATTAATCTAAACTGCCTTGCCTCATGGGGAAACCCGCCCCCATGCTGGATTGGCGTTGCAACATATGTTTTTGAAAGTGTATATCCGATGCCCGTCTCATAATCCATTGCAACTGTAGAAGGTGAACCACCAGAAAACCCACCAACAAGACTTCCTACGCCCCTAAATATCGCACCTGTAACTTGCTGCCCCAAGGCATTGGCAATGGCACGCCTTACACTTGAGAGAAAGCTATTCAGATAGTCTGCAAGGCTTTTCATCTTTCCCTCGAATGCGTCGAAAAAGAAATCAGAGAATGCCTGCTGCATGGCCTGTGCAGTCTCTTTTGCAATATCTTTTGCCATCTGGAATGTGGTTTCAAGATTATATAGATATTCCTGAAGGCCTCTCTCCCAGCCCTCTGAAAATGTATCGGTGAGTTCCTTCAGGGTTGTATTCAATTCATTGAGTTTTATATTTATATCATTTATTTTTTCTTCTGCTTGTATCCTCGCTGTGATGTCGCCTATCTCAATGGCATTCTGTCTTATTTTTTCATAGTATGTGAGAAGTTTTTCATATTCTAATAATCTACCACGGGCTATTGACTCCTTTGACATGGTCATTTCTCTTTCAGCAAGGTCAAGGAGTGCAAGTCGTTTTCTTGATTCTGCTTCAAGCGCCTGTAATTCAAATTCTTCTCTTATCTTTGCCCGTTCTCGATTGCCTTTTTCCTCTATTTCTTTTAAACGTCTTTGATATTCCTCATATGAAATTACACCCTCAAACCAGACCTCACCTAATTCTTTAGTGAGTTTTGTTTCTGCCTGAACACTTTTTTGTATGCGGTTTTCCATTTCATTGGCAGTGGATGTTTGTAACTCATCCATAAGTGTTGCATATCTTTTTTCAGCATCTTCACGCTTTTTAAGGCCATCTTCGTATTCTTTCCATTGTCTTTCCCATTCTATTTGTGCTGTCATCTTTTTTTGCCACTCATTTATCTCTTTCAGGGCGCCGGGCATCTTTTGAAATTTTTCTTTAAGATCTACTGCCTTATTTTTTATATCTTCTACTCTTTTATCGAATTCATCAAAACCAAGATTTAATTTTGCAACATCGGTTTGCAAGTCTCGGAGTGTTTTTTTCCACTCTTCTTCAGTTTTCTTTATATCTTCAGGCAGAACAATATCTTTTCTTCTTCTACCTGTATCTTTTCCTATATTAGGTGGTGTAAATTCTTTCTTTTCCCACTTTTTGACAATACTCTCGATATATTCATCAAATGCTTTGTCATTTTGCTCTGCTTCCGCTCTTAATGCTTTTAGTGCTTCCTTATCACCTTTTAAGGATGGCCATATGCCTCTGGCATAAAGGCCTGCATTCTGCATAAACTTCGCTAACCTTACAGATAAAATTTCAATACCACCAAAAAATTTTTTAACATTATCAAAACAAAAATTAATTACCTCTGTAAGTGTTAAAAAAGCAGGGACGAGAGTCTCACCAATAGAAGTTTTTAATTTTATTACCTCCACGTTTAATTTTGCCTTTGCTCCAGTAAGCCCTTCTGTGGCGAGCTTTGCATTACCTATCTGCCCTTCTGTCTCCCTCATAATACCTGTTAATTCAGCCTGCCTCTTTTCTGCCTGTGTAAGCTCACCAACACCTTTACCTATGGATGCTGCATATTCTTTCCACATAATAGATACATTTTTTGTCACCCCTGCATTGTCTACGAGGATTGAATTTTCATTTTTTAAACCTTCTGTTGCAGATGCTACTGCTTCACCCATTGTAAGATGAGCCTGTCTGTTGAATGCTGCCGCATCCTTTAATCTTTCGATAATCTGTATGGACTCTTTGAGAGAAAAGCCTCTGCTTAAAAGATTTTGAAGTGCCTGCGCCGCCTCTCTTACATCTATTAAGCCATCTTCTGCAAGTTTTGAAGCTGCATTGATTGATGCCCCAATTTCCTCTCCTGCAAATCTGGCAACAGCAGCAAGACCACGAAAGGCATTTTGCATTTTCTCTGCCTCATCAATGGATGACCTGAGAGTAGACACCATCTTATATAATGAAAAACCGGCTACAAGAGTATTAAGGTGACCTTTTATATCTCCAAGTTTGAGTTTGAAGTTGTCCACATCCCTTGCAGCATCCCTGAATTGGCTTTTTAATCTTTGAAATGCTGTATCTGCCTTATTTATTGCTTCTATGACAAGCTGAACTTTATTATCTGCCATTATACAATCCTCTCACTGCAATTTTTTCTGCACATGGAGCATACCACTGGATGCCTGCATTTTTTCTCTTTTTTCTCCTGTCCTTCTTTTACACCCAGAAATGCCAGCAACGCCTCACGGAAAATCACTTCCCTTGTCCTGTATTTGATATATCGCTCACATTCTTTAAAGGTGTATCTCCATTCGATTGCATCTCTTTTTGTGATGTCTCCTCCTGCGAGGAGGCAGACAATGTCGTCGATGACATCAGAAATTGAGCCTGTATCTTTTCTATGGCCTGATTCAGTCTCCCGAAGAGAGAGGAAATCGGGTTCAATACGAAAAAATCCTCAACAACCTCCATCGCCTGCTCAATCTCGAGGGAGAAGGCAAGCTCTTCTGAAAGTTTTTTGAGGTCTTTATCTTTTGGTGACATACCAGAAGGCGTAAGGATTACAGCAAGGGCATCGGGCAGGCGGTCGCCTATAGCGGCAACCAGATCTATTACATCAACATTCGACGGAATGACAATGCCCTGCAGCTCCGCAAGGAGCTGTTTAACCTGCCCGATTACAAGGGGTCTTTGGATATATATTTTGTCTCCTATCTTGTATTGTCTCATTAGCACCTCTACGTGAATGCTATGGATATTTCATCGTCACCGCTCGAACGATTGAGCTGGCAGGTAATTCCCAGACTTCTTATCCCATCTCTCACATCATCAGAGATGTTGATATACTGCACTTTTGGAGCTGTGATTGTGCAGATGTTGCCCGCTGTTGAGCCGAGGACAAGGGATAGTGATCCCTCGTTGCCGCTTCTCAAATTTCCGAAGAAATCATACGTTGCGACTGTAACATGTTCTGGATCCATTGTCATCGTGGGTTTTCTCCCTGTGATGACTGCGCTTTTATATCCGCTACCTGAATTCGCATCTTTCCTGAGATTAATTTCGTTGTTCATGTTGATTTCGAGCATGCCGATGAGTGCCGCATAACTATCAATTGTGAATGTGGCGGAAAGAAATGCCGGTGGCTTTGTCGATTCGTATGTCACACCCGAGAGCATTGTGCCATCTGTTACGGAGAAATCAGCACCTGTGAACTCAAAATGAAGCCAGCCTGGAGCTCCATCTTCAAGTTTCAGACTTACATTCCCACGTGCTCCCCAGATTTTTTTAATGACACCATCTTGATAAACAGCGAGTGTCATCGAGCTAATGCCTGTCGATGCAGGAGCATACGTGACAGATGTGCTGGCTACGACATCCTCACCGAATCCGCATGCTTTGAGAAGCTTGCCAAGTGCCGGGGCTGTTCCTTTTGTGCCTGAACCTTTCAATTCCACATCAAATTCAAGTTTTGCCGACCTTGCGCCGGGCACGTGCGCCCAGGGAGAAAGAGATGCTGATACATTTTTCCGCTCGCCCATTGCAATATTCGGTGTAAATTTAACGTTTGCTGCAAGAAATGCGTCGCTTGCGGAGAGTGTTTCAACAGTTCCTTCAACGCTTTCAGCTTTTGCCGCTATCTGTGTCTTTGCTTCAATTAATGACATTTTCCTCTACCTCCTTTTCTTCTATTTTATCTACGGGTGCTTCAATTATATTCCCTTCAGCGTCCACATATACTGTTTCACCCGTTCTGACCCGATCCTCCATGCCCTTTATCTCTTCATTGTCTTTTTTCTTTCCCATATTAGCCTCCTTTTTATGTCGGCACGTCGAGATAGTGCCGTGTCCTGAATGATACTGTATATGCAATTATGCCATCATAGTATCCATTTAACTCTCTTTTTATGCACTTGAAAGGTTCTATATCGGACAATTCCAACTGCTTGCCGTTTATTGCCTGTTCTACCGCCTCAAGTGCGTCATATATTGTGTTTGAATCTGAAGTAAGCAAATTAAACATAATAAGCACGCTGAAAACCATACTATAGATGGGGCGCGGATAATCGCTCACATTCTCATCGCTGTCGAAGACAACATACGCACACGGATATTTGAAGGCCGTAGGTGCAGGAGCCAAAGCAAGAGAAGCCACAGTAGAAAAAATTTTTGTGCCTTCAACGACATTTATAATTACACTTTCAATGTTTGCTATTGTATTTGATGACATCAGGCTCTATTTCCCTCAACACCTCTAAATTTTTCATATGTCCGCATCCCGCCAAGACCAAGCAAAGCAAAAAGCACTGTAATAAGACTGCCCGTATCAAGAACAGGAGCTGTGATGTTTTTACCCGTCAATTTAACGATCCACTCGAAAATTGGGCTGCCTATAAATTGCCAGCCAAGAGAAAAGCCACATATCCAGCCAACAAATGGACGCCAGCCCGAAACGAAAAGATTCGGATTTTTTGCCTCCTCGAGGTTTATGTCTGTCTGCGCTTTTGTGAGAAGAAACTCTATCTCAAGCGCCCTCTGTTCGATCTCTGCTTTCTTTTCCGGGCTTATTTCGCCTGTTATGGCTTGTCTTATATCTTTTGCAAACTGCCCGACCGAACTTAAAAGCCCTGATACTCCACCCGATAGAATATCGCTTATGATGCTCATATCACACCTTTGCCATGGCATCTCTTATGAAGAGCATCCCGAGCCCGGTCATCGCCTGTGTGAGTGCATTCGCAAGCGTGTATTCTTTTGCGACGTAGCCGACAACTGCGACGATTATCATCGTTATAGCTGTCCAGTTTGTCTTACTCGAAAAGAACTCTTTTATATCTTGATGAAACATCTATACCTCCTTTTCAGCATAAAATTCATGGTTGCCGATCACGGCAACAAGCTGCATTTTATCTGCCCAGTCGGCTTTACAATTTTTCGTTTTGTAGTGCGTAGCCCCGCTAACATTGTCTTTCAGCATTGTAATATCGTTTGGATCGAGGAATTTACTTGCTATGTCATAGCATTCACGGAGGGCCTTATCTTTTTTGTAAAAAAGCTCCCAATTCTGGGCAATGGCGAGCAGTTTTATTCTGTTGGGATCATTATCATTAAAACACGAGAACTGAAACGGTTTTAGAATCACGTCCTTTATAGTCTTTCCAAACCAGCCACCCGTTTTTAAACGGTTCAGCACAACAGAGGCAACCCCCACCTTTCCCCCTAAGGGTTCCCCTCGGGCTTCTCCGTAAATAACAAGTGCAAGAAGCTTTACATCATCGAGTTTTCTGAAGACATTATTTTTGTCTTCCGGGCTCATATAATTCAATTGTAGATTGATGGATTGTTTTTGTTGTAAATCCTGATAAAATACGTTGACAAATATTTTTAAAAGTGTTATTCGATGATAAAATGTCCAATGATTTTATAGAAGACCAGTTAATATTAGAATATTACGGCCCCGCAGTTGAAACCGGCCGCATGAATTCTTATGATGTTGCAACTTATATTCTTGCTTTCAGCGATTATTTAGGTGTGGCTTCAAGAACTGCATATGGAGAGCGGGTAGAATTAAAAACGGAAATTCAGGGTTTTAAAGGAAATTCATTTGACATAGTCTTTATTCTACAAATAGCTGGTATAGTTTATAGTTTAGTGACACCGGAAATACCTTTCACAGCGAAAGATTTTATAGGCTTAGTAAAAGATTCGATACAGGCATGGCTCCACTTGAAGGGAAAGCCTCCTAAAACATTAAAACCCATCCACGGTGAAAATACAATCTATGTTGAAAACAATTATGGAGAAATTAATTATTTTTCAAATGATACTATAAATATTATAAAAAACACAAAGGCCTGAAAAGCGGTAGAACAATTTATAAAGAAGCCATTGGAAACAGGGGTTAGCCAGGTTAAGATAATATCTGAGAAAGCGAGTTCTACTATACACATTCCAGAAGAAACAGCACCATGCTTTATTCCCATTGATTTTGAAACCCCTTTAATTGAAAGTGAAATAAAAATATGGCTATTAATTGAATCCCCAACATTTAAAGAAGGAAATAAA